TGTTACAGGATCAGGTGTAGATTTATCTACAGGTACAGTTACCACATCTGCAGGTGCAAATATCTCGCCTATTGGATCAAGAATTAATACAGACACTGGTGATGTAACAATTGTTGCAGATGCAAATGTTTCTGTAAATGGAGATGCAGTAGAAATTGCAGTTGGTAATGTAACCACAAAAGCAAATGCTACTGTAACCGTTACAACCAATAGACAAAATTTATCAACTGGAACAGTTACTGTTACAGCAGCTGCAACCGTATTACCGTTAGGTAATGGATTTGATGTAGGTACATCAACAGTTAATATTAGACAATGGGATGGTATTGTACCAGGTGCAAGTCAAACTTGGGTCCCAATTCAAACAAGTAGAGGATCATAATGTTATTTGGAGCAACACCTTTTTCTAACTCACCATTTGCCGATCCAGGTGGAATTAGTGTTCAAGTCTTATTAAATGGTCAACAGTTAAATTTTGCTGTAGGTAATGTTGTAATTGAAGGTAAATCGTTAGTTTTACCCACAGGTGAAAGAGTTGATTTAGCAACAGGTAATGTTCAAGTGGTATTAGGTCAAACTGTTCTTGTAACAGGTGAAGAATTATCGCTTGCAACAGACACTATAGATGTGATATCATGGAACCCAATAATTCCAGGAGCAACTGGTATTTGGATTCCAATAGATCCAGATAACCCATAGGAGAATAAATGGCATCAAGTACGTCAAATGATTTAAAATTAGAACTCATTACTACCGGTGAAAAATCAGGTACATGGGGAACTATTACAAATACAAACTTACAAATTTTAGAACAAGCAGCATCAGGATATTTATCCTTAGCTGTAGGTTCAGCTGATGTAGCATTATCACTTGCTAATTATGCAACATCAAATGGTAAAAATTTATATTACAAATTTACTGGAACTTTAACTGCAAACAGAACGGTGACTATGCCAGACACTGCAGAAAGAGTATTTATTGTAGAAGATGCAACGGATAGATCTTCTTCTTTATTTACATTAACAGTTAAAACAGTTTCAGGAACAGGACTTACTTTACCAGTTGGATCTACTACAGTTTTATATTCTGATGGAACTAATATTACTGGTAAATTACAAACTAAAGGATACATTACACCTGGAGCAACATATACAACAGTCAATGGTGATCAAGTTTTAGTAGATACATCAGGAGGAGGAATTGGAGCTCCAGTTACAATTAATTTACCAGCATCACCATCAGTAGGTGATGAAGTCCATTTTATAGATAGTGGTAACAACTTAGCATCTAACAATTTAACAATCGGTAGAAATGGATCTAATGTTTTAGGTTCTGCTTCTGATTTAGTAGTATCTACAAACACAGCAGCATTTACATTAGTTTATGTTAATGCAACAAGAGGCTGGGTCTATAAAGATAACATATAGGAGCTGAACAATGGCTCTCATTGATTTTAAATTCTTACCTGGAATAGATAAACAGGATACAACGTCCGGTGCTGAAAACCGTTGGGTTGATTCTGATAATGTACGATTTAGATATGGACTACCAGAAAAAGTTGGTGGTTGGTCATCATTGATTACCGATACTATCGTTGGAGTTGCAAGACGTGAGTTTGCATTCGTTGATTTATCTGGAAATAGATATATTGCAATTGGTACAGATAAATTTTTACTTATATATTTTGAAGGTCAATTGTATGACATTACACCTTTGAAAGCGACTTTATCTTCTGCAACCATTGCAACAACAGATACATCAGCAGTTTGTAATATTACAACAGGAAGTAATCATAATTTATCAGCAGGTGATATTGTATTATTAGATAATGTAACTTTACCGGGAGGTACAGGTTATGTTGATGCAGATTTTGAAGATAAATTATTTCAAGTAACTGGAATTGTATCTGCAACAGAATTTACTATTACACAAAGTACAGCTGCAACAGCAACCGTTGCAACCGGTGGAAGTATAGATGTTAAACCTTATGAGACTGTTGGTCCTGCAGAACAATCATATGGTTATGGTTGGGGTATTGATACCTGGGGCAGTGGTGCTTGGGGTGAGGCTGCTTCAGCATCAGACGTGAGTCTGGAACCAGGCCTCTGGAGTTTAAGTAACTTTGGTCAAGTATTAGTTGCAACAATTGCTAATGGTAAAACATTTACATGGAATGCAGGAGACGCTGCAAGACTTACAACTAGAGCATCAACAACTACATCAGGATTTCAAACTACAAATAATCCAACTGCAACTAGAGTCACGTTAGTATCTCCTACAACTAGACACTTAATTCATTTAGGAACAGAAACTATTATTGGTGATACCACAACTCAAGATGATATGTTTATACGATTTTCAGATCAAGAAGATATAAATGATTACACCCCTACTGCAATTAATTCTGCAGGTTCACAAAGATTACAAGATGGTACAAAAATAGTTGGATCATTAAAAGCAAAAGAAACTATTCTAGTTTGGACCGATAACGCATTATACACAATGAAGTTTGTAGGTGCACCTTTTACATTTGGATTTGAACAAGTAGGTACAAACTGTGGATTGATAGGTAAGAATGCAGCTGTTGAAATAGACGGGGTTGCTTTTTGGATGTCTGCAAATGGATTTTTTATGTTTGATGGTACTGTTAAATCATTACCATGTTCTGTTGAAGATTATGTATATGATCAAGCAGATACTACAAAAGGTCAACAAATATATGCAGGATTAAATAATTTATATACAGAAGTTGTTTGGTATTATCCATCGCAAGGTTCTAATTATAATGATCAATATGTTATATTTAATTATGGTGAAGCTGTAAAAGGTGGTGTTTGGTATACAGGAACAGAGGCTAGAACAACATGGATTGATGCAACTGTATATCCTAATCCAATTGCAACTAAATTTAATAGTACTGCTACGGGAACTTTTCCTGTTATTGTCGGAGAATCTGGACTTGGACAAACTACATTATTTGAACATGAAGTTGGTACCGATCAAGTTAATCCAGATGGTAGTACAACAACAGTTACATCATTTATAAAATCGTTTGATTTTGATTTACAACAAAGACAACGAGGTCCTACAGGCCAACCTACTGGACCTGCTATATCTGGAGAAGTATTTTTAGCTCTTAGAAGATTTGTACCTGATTTTAAAGATCTACAAGGTAATGCAAAAGTAACAATAGCAGTTAAAAGATATCCTCAACAATCGGATACTACAACGAGTTTGAGCCCCTTTACAATTACAGCAACTACTGATAAAAAGGATACAAGAGCCAGAGGTAGGTTTATTAATATCAAGATAGAAAATGACGATATTAGTGAGTCTTGGAGATTTGGTACATTTAGAATAGATATTCAACCGGATGGTAGAAGATAATGGCATACACAACACAATACGGGTTACCACAAAACGTAGTTAATTATTTAAATCAACAATTACCTACTGCAGATATTTATGGTGGTATTACATCTGTACCTTTTACATTTGATGATGTTGCAGCTGAACAACAAATCGAGGCTCAGGCAGCAACAGGTTTAACACCTGAACAATTATTATTATTACAAAGACAAAATACTGGTGGAAATGATGGACCTATGGGTGGAGGAGCTTTTGGTAATTTAGATATGGATACAGCTAAACAATTTAATATAGATGGTAATATTGTTACTGGTTATAAAAATTTAAATACAGGTTTGTATCAAGATTTTGAGGGAAAAAATATTCAAAATTTAGGATTAAGAAATATACCGGGAATTACAGGTTTATTAAATAATATTTTTGGTCCAAAAGAACCAAAGTATCCTGGTCTATTTGATAAAGTAAGTTATCAAGCTTTAATTAAAAATCCACAATTAGCAAAAAGTTTCTTTGATAGACAAGACGTTGAAAAACAACAGAAAATTCAAGATGAAATTGATGCATACAATTTTGCTCAGATAGATAAAGTAAGAGCTGATAGACCAGGTGGTGGAGATTTTGGAGCTAGTCGTAGAGGTGATTCAGATATAAGTGATAGTCAAAGAGGTGGTTTTGCCACTGATGATACAGCAGGGTTTTTTTAATGGCAAAAGTAGTAGTAAGAATACCAGAACCAAAAGAAGAATATGATGTCTCTAACCAGAAACAAATTAATAGAGCAATTGCTTTAGTAGTAGAACAATTGAACTCAACATTTTTAAATGAACTTAAACAAGAGACTGAAAGGTTTACTTGGTTTACGGGTAGAAATTAATGTCTTGTAATAATGTTAATGTAGAACCAACAGTTATTGGTGGTGGAAATGGATCAAATGCTTATGATGCATTTGGAAGACTAAGAGTTTCTAATCCATTTACTATTTTTGATAGTACAAATGTAATGTCAAAGAATAATCTCTTTGATGAAGACTTAACAGGATCAGGAACAGTTTCATATACCGCAAATAAATCTACAGTTAATTTAAATGTAACTACAGCTAGTGGCGATAAAGTCATAAGACAATCAAAAAGAGTTATGTCTTATCAACCAGGTAAATCATTATTTATATTTAATACATTTGTAATGAATGCACAAGAATCTGGATTAGAACAACGTGTTGGAACTTTTGATGCAAACAATGGAATCTTTTTTGAAGACACTGGAACAGGTTATCAAATTGTAAGAAGAAGTTATACATCAGGTTCAAGTGTTGATGATCCAATTGCACAGTCAGCTTGGAATGGTGATAAGTTAGATGGAACAGGAGCTTCTGGCTATACACTCGATCCAACTAAAGCAACTATTTTATTTACGGATTATGAATGGTTGGGAATGGGAAGTGTTAGAGTTGGTTTTGTAATAGATGGTAAATTTATTACAGCACATACTTTTTTAAATGCAAATAATTTAGATACGGTTTATATGCAAACTGCAAACTTACCAATAAGATATGAAATAGAAACGACAGGAACTATTTCAGGTGCAGCCGTATTACAACAAGTATGTTCTTCTTGTATGATTGAAGGTGGCTATTCTCCACAAGGAGTTATTCAATCAATTGGAACTGCTTCATTAGCTGGAGTTACCTTAACAACAGCGGGTACGTTTTATAATTTAGGAACTATTAGAATTAAATCAGGAAGACCTTACGCACTTATTATTCCTCAAGGTTTTATAGCTTCTGCTGTATCTAACTCTGATTTTGAAATACAGTTAAGACAAAACGCAACTCCTTCAACAGCGTTTTCATACACAAGTTATTCTGATGATGTAGAGTATGATTTAAATGGTACTAAAACTATTACAGGTGGAACAATTATAAATAGAACTTATTTATCTGGTAAAGGAGTTTCTATTGAAAACTTTGGAGATGGTTTTAATTTTGAATATCAACTTGGACAAACAATAGCAGGTGTATCTGACACACTAACTTTATGTGCTAAAGGTGCATCCAATAACGATGGTGTTATTGGTTCAATAAAATGGTACGATACTACAAATGGCTAATATTTATAAAAACGCATTCTTTGATCCAACAACTACAGCAGCTGAAACTGTTTATACAGTGCCTTCAAACGCTAGAGCTATTGTTCAAAACATACAATTAACTAATGAATCTGGGTCCAAAGTAGCAAAAGTATCTGTTACAGACTCATCAGCTACTACAGATTATCAAATTGCATATGCAGATATTACTGGTCCAACCATTTGCAATGTTGCAAAAGGGCCTGTAGTTCTTGAAGAAAATGATGTACTAAAGATTGAATCTTCTGTAACATCTGGTATAAGTGGTATAGTATCTATACTCGAAATTAACCGAGAATAAGGAGTCTTATGGCGTTTAAAGAAGAAGCAGAAGTAAACTACACAATAATAAATGGTAAAAAAGTACCTGTAGTTAAATGCGAAACTGAAGTAGTATTAAGAAACACTGTTACAAATCAAGAGTACAATTCAGATAAAGAAGCAGAAGATGATATTAAAAATCCATCAACTGCTACTCAAAAAGAACATATAACAAGATCATTAAAAATTAAGGTAGCAGCAATGCCACCGTTAGGAGCAGCATCAGAATAATGCCAATATCAAGAATGCAACAACCAAGACAAATGTACGGACTAGGTAGCTTTGTAAAGAAAGCTGTTAAAGGTGTTACCGGTGCTGTTAAAAAAATAGCAGGATCTGATGTAGGAAAACTAGCTCTTACTGCGGGTGCACTATATGGTTTAGGTGGTGCTAAATTTTTAGGTGGGCAAGGTATATTTGCAGGTGGACAAGGTTTATCTCGTTTTGCAAATTTAGCTAATTTACCTACAGCATTAGGAATTGGAGGATCAGACGGAATATTAAAAGGAATTACTAAAAACTTTCCTGGAGGAGGAATGGGTCTAGCTGCAACAGCTGCAGGTCTTACAGGTTTTATGTCAGCTCAAGGTATATCTGATGAACAAATAGAAGAGATTAAACAAAACCCTGAAGCATTAAAAGGATACCTAGACCAGTATTATAGAAATTTAAATCCACCGACAGCAGATACTAATTCTGAAGAATACGAAGCTCAAGTATCTAACTTTGTACAAAGAAATTTAAAATCAGATGGTGGTAGAATGGGATTTTCAGATGGTAAAAGTGGTAATTTTGTAGACACTACAACTTCTGCTTATGGAGATGCAGGTAAAGGAAGACCTGTTCCAGATTTTTTAAAACCTCAAAAAACTTTAAAAGAAAATTTACAATTTTTAAATGAAATAAAAGGTGGTATTTCTCCTAAAAGCACGACATACATGCTTAAAGAATATTTAGATAAAGCTCTTAAAAATAAACAGATTACAAAAG